CGCGTATGGTTGGTTTTTAGCGCAGGGACTGGTGGTACTGCTACGACAAATGTTTACTCAGTGACTGTAAGCAACGCTAATACATTTACCGTGACAGATTCTGCTAGTGGATCAATTAGCGGAAGCCCTGCCGTGACGATGTATGCCGATATTCTTATGGAAGTCGATGCATATAATCAGACCGCTTATAATGTTATTATTCCGGGTGAAGGAATCGTAGCAACTTTAGGCATTTATGTTGGCCTCGTGGCAAATATAACGGCAACGGTGTTTTATGGCTAAGACCCCAGCTTGGCAGCGTAAGGAAGGCAAAAACCCCAGTGGCGGTTTAAACGCTAAGGGCAGAGCTTCTTATAATGCAGCAAACCCCGGTAAGCCGGGGCTTAAAGCCCCGCAACCTGAAGGTGGGTCTCGTAAAAAATCATTTTGTGCCAGAATGACAGGCATGAAAAAGAAACTTACGAGTGCAAAAACGGCTAATGATCCAAACAGCCGGATTAATAAATCCTTGCGTGCATGGAAGTGTTAAATGGACCCGATGATCCTTTGGAATCTAATTACCTCTGTCTTGGTAGGGCTTGTCATGTTTATGCTCAAAAACTCCCACGATGAGCTGCAACGTCTACAAGTCTTGCTCAATAAAACCCGAGAGGAAATAGCCCGTGATCTCATCACTCGCGCAGAAGTGCGTCAAGACCTTGAAAAAATTATGGAACGCTTCGATGCTGGCTTTGAGCGGCTTGAAGCAAAAATTGACCAGTTGGCTAAGAAAGGATAGTCATGCCAGCGGTCAGTGATAAGCAAGAGAAGTTTATGCAAGCTGTGGCCCATAATCCAAAGTTTGCTAAAAAAGTAGGTGTCCCTCAATCTGTTGGTAAGGAGTTTACTGGTATGAAAAAGATGGCAATGGGCGGTATGATGCCCACAAAAATGGGTGCTGTTAAAACTGCTGCTCCCAGTCGTGATGGTGTTGCTTCCAAGGGTAAAACTAAAGGAATGCAAGTCAAAATGGCTGGCAGCGGTATGAAAAAAGGCGGCATGGCTAAAAAGAAAATGATGAGCGGCGGCAAGGCTTGCTAAAATGAGGCAGTCTTTAGCAGATAGATTTTGGGCAAAAGTTAAAAAAGGTTTGCCTGAAGATTGTTGGGAATGGCAGGCTGGGACTAATAGCAAAGGGTACGGTTGGATGTATACCGAACATGGTTCCAGACCTTCTCATCGTGTGTCTGCTCTATTACACGATCTTATTGAGTCTATACATAGTACGTTGCATGTACTTCATACATGCGATAATCCAAAATGCTGTAATCCAAAACATTTATTTACAGGTACAAACGCAGATAATGTTGCAGATAGAACAGCAAAAGGTCGAACCAAAACTCCCCTTCAGTATGGGGCTTTAAACAGTATGAGTAAACTTACAATTGAACAAGTTAGACAGATTAGAGGACTTTATTTTGCTTCTCGATTTAGTCAGTCTCAACTTGCTAAAAAGTATGGGGTACGGCAGAGCCACGTAAGCAGGTTGGTTAATGGTCTTCGATGGGGAGAAATGCTTTGATGTCTTCTCGTGGTATGGGGGCCATAATGCCCTCAAAAATGCCTACCGCTAAGCGTAAAGCTCGGCGGGATGATACTGATTTCGATCAGTATGCTGAAGGCGGTAAAGTTAATGCAGCGGGTAATTACACCAAGCCTGAGTTACGGAAACGCATCGTAGCTCAGGTTAAAGCTGCTGCAACGCAAGGCACAGGAGCAGGGCAGTGGTCCGCGAGAAAAAGTCAATTAGTTGCAAAAAAATATAAGGCTGCTGGTGGTGGCTACCGTGATTAACTTTATTCAAAAGCAGCTTGACGCATCTGAACGACTATTCAATATGATGGTCGAAGATAATAAGATGCGTACTCAAAATTTGCAGATGTGGATTGATATGAATGAAAGCTTTCAAAAGAAGCTTGCTGAACGCGACGCAGAAATTGAAAGGCTAAGAGCCAAGTTATCTCAATACGAGGTAGGTGAAAAGCTTTGAAAGCTCCGCAGCAATCGTTAAAAAACTGGGGCGATCAGAAATGGCGTACCAAAAGTGGTAAACCGTCTAGTAAGACTGGTGAGCGATATCTCCCGTCGGCGGCAATTAATGCACTTAGCCCAGCGGAATATGCAGCAACCACAAGAGCAAAGCGAGCAGGCAAGAAAGCAGGTAAACAATTTGTGGCGCAGCCCAAAGGAATTGCTGCAAAGACTGCGAGATTTAGATGACCACTAGCGGCTCAACCGACTTCAACCTAGAATTTACCGACATCGCTGAAGAGGCGTTTGAACGGGCTGGGCGAGAGATGCGTTCGGGCTATGACCTGCGTACGGCTCGTCGATCCATGAACCTCTTAACGATAGAGTGGGCGAACCGTGGTATTAACATGTGGACTATTGAGCAAGGCTCAATAAATTTAGTGCAAGGCACTGCAACGTACAATTTACCAAACGACACCATTGACTTGCTTGAGCACGTTTTAAGAACGGGAGCTGGAAATTCTTCAACGCAAGCTGACCTCACACTTACCCGGATTAGTGTATCCACCTACGCCACAATCCCAAACAAACTTACTCAAGCACGACCGATACAAATTTATATCAGCCGCAACTCCGGCGCTACTTACCCCGCAACCAGCAGTTATTCTCCAAGTGCAACAGCCTACCCACAAATTACAGTCTGGCCTGTCCCTGACCAAGGCACCCAAGGCTCTCCGTATTACCAAGTAATTTATTGGCGTATGCGCCGAGTGCAGAATGCTGGTGATGGTATTCAAACCCCTGATATGCCATTTCGGTTTTTGCCTTGCATTACAGCAGGGTTAGCTTACTACATAGCCCAAAAAATTCCTGAAAGTGTTGATCGTATTCCAATGCTAAAAGCGTCTTATGAAGAACAATGGGTGTATGCTGCTGGGGAAGATCGTGAAAAAGCCGCTGTACGTTTTGTTCCTCGCCGGATGTATTTGGGGAACACCGGGAGCTTCTGATGCCCAATCAGTTTGCATCAGGTAAATGGGCTATTGCACAGTGCGATAGGTGTAACTTTCGCTATAAACTGAAGCAACTAAAGTCGCTGGTTATTAAGACCAAGAACGTTAATATTCTTGTCTGTCCTGAATGCTGGGAGCCTGATCAACCACAGCTTCAACTTGGTATGTATCCTGTGTATGACCCACAAGCTATCAGGAATCCACGAGTTGATTCAAATTCATATTATCAAGCTGGAGTTAATGGACTGCGTGTTGAGCCAGTGAACGATGATTCTAGCCAAGATGAGCTTGGTACGATTACAATGGGCAGTCGTATTATTCAATGGGGGTTTAACCCTGTTGGAGGTTCAAGGTCATTTGATGCTGCGCTAACTCCAAACGATTTGGTTGGCGTGGGTTATGTTAATTCAGTCACAGTTTCTTAGGAGTTTATGATGGACAAAGCAGATCTTAAACAAGACAAAAAGATGATTGCTGGTGCAGTGCACAAGCATGAAAAGAAAATGCACCCCGGTAAACCCATGACCAAGCTTAAAAAGGGTGGGCCTACTGGCATGGATATGCGTAAAATGGGCCGCAACATGGCGCGTGTGCGTAATCAAGGGAGTAAATAATGGCTACGTACAGCATGAAAAAAGGCGGTAAAGAAGTTGGTCCTGCGTCAACTTACGCCGAACCGCATACGATGAAGGGTAAAAAGCTACGCGCTGAAGAAAATCCCGGATCGGGGCCAGATCGTAGTAATGTAGAAACTTTGTGTATGAGCGTTGGTACATACACTAACAAACTGGAAAAGCCAATTAAAACCGACGGTGTTAAAATGCGCGGTGCTGGGGCTGCTATTAAAGGCACAATGAGTAGAGGGCCAATGGCGTGAAATACCCAGAACTTGTAACTGCGGTCCAAGATTATTTAGAGACTACTTTTACAACAACGGACATCAATACGATGATCCGACAGGCCGAGCAGCGCATATTTAATACGGTTCAGTTAGCGAGTTTAAGAAAAAATGTTACCGGCAGTTGCACAGCAAACAATAAATATTTGCAGTGCCCCGATGATTTCTTGTCGGTTTATTCAATAGCGGTATACCCACCCAATGGTGGAAGTTATTTATATCTATTAAATAAAGATGTTAACTTTATAAGAGAAGCGTATCCAAATCCAACAAGTACAGGTAAGCCTAGGCACTATGCAATTTTTGGGCCTAGTTCAGTGACGCCCACGGAGTTGGTATTTATTCTTGGGCCGACACCTGATTTAGCTTATAACGTAGAGCTACATTATTATTATTACCCAGCGTCAATTGTTCAAGCAGCTATATCGTCTGTTGAAATTACAAACCCTGGGTTTTATTATGACAATGGCACCTATTTTGATGTTCCATTATCGAATGTTGTAAGTGATGCGGGTATATCAGGAGAGACTGCAAGAGCAACAATAACGGTCACCAACAATGCAATATCAAATGTGGTGATTACAAATCCGGGTTGTTACTACGTGCCTAATGCTTTGTTAAGCACAAGCAATACTAACTTAGGCGGCAATGGAACCGACTTTGAACTTAGAGTGTTGACAGTGAGCAATGCCCAAGGAACGAGCTGGTTAGGTGACAATTTTGATTCGGTGCTGTTGTATGGAACTCTGATGGAAGCATCAACATTCTTGAAAGCGGAGCCAGATCAATTGGCAAATATTCAAGCTATGTATAAAGAATCCTTAATACTTGTTAAACGTCTTGGTGACGGTCTTGAGCGCCAAGATGCCTACAGGTCTGGGCAGGTGCGAGACAAGGTGTTTTAATGGCTATTATTCAAACTTTAACGACGAGTTTTAAAGTAGAATTAGCGCAGGGTTTGCATAACTTTACAGCGGGAACCGGAGATGTCTTTAAACTTGCCCTATACACCGCCAACGCGGATCTCGGTGCCTCAACGACTGCTTACACAACAGCGGGTGAATCCAGTGGAACCAACTACACCGCTGGCGGAATCGCACTCACAAACATCACGCCAAGCTTTCAAGGAACTACTGCGTATTGGTCTTTTGAAACAGCAACATTTACAAATGTCAGCTTGACCACAAATGGCGCTTTGATCTACAATACAAACGGAAATAGATCCGTTTGTGTTTTAAACTTCGGGGTTAATATCACTAAATCGGCTCAAAATCTGGTCATTACATTTCCAGCAGATGATGCCACTAACGCAATTATGAGGATTGCATAATGGATAAAGCTAAAGCTCAGGACCTCGCCTCAAGCGGGTTAATCGCCAATACATCTTCTGCTGAAAGCCTTGTGGCGCTTGGCAGGTTTACGTTTGAGTGCATCGGCGCTGACGGCAAGATCAAGTGGGTTGAAGAGACCCCTAACCTTGTGGTTAACGTAGGCCTTCAGTACATGGCAGGTACAAGCCTTGATGGTGCAACGGCACGAATCACATCTTGGTTTGTCGGTCTAAAGGGAGCGGGTACGCCTGCTGCTGGTGACACGCTTGCTTCGCACGGTACATGGTCAGAGCTTGCTGGCGGAACGGCTTATACGGGTACTCGTCCGGCTGCGACATTTGCTGCTGCGACAACAGCCAATCCTTCGGTAGTGACGAACTCAGCAAGCAAAGCATCGTTTGCAATTATTGCAACAAACACGGTGGCTGGTGCTTTCTTGTGTAGTGTAGCAAGCGGCACATCGGGAACCCTGTTCTCGGCTTCTGACTTTACCGGCGGTAGTCGTTCGGTTGTAAACGGCGATACGCTTCAGGTAACCTACACCTTCAGCTTGTCAGCATGACATGGCCTTTGTCGTTGCGGACCGTGTACAGGAAACCACAACAACCACAGGCACCGGCACAGTAACTTTACTCGGTGCGGTTACGGGGTTTCAATCGTTTTCCGTTGTAGGCGACGGAAACACGACCTTTTACACCATTGCCGACCAGTCAGGGTCCAACTGGGAAGTAGGCATTGGTACGTACACATCTTCTGGGACGACATTAGCCAGAACCACGGTACTGTCTTCTAGTAACTCTGGAAGCCTCGTTAACTTTGGCGCAGGAACAAAGAACGTCTTTGTGACGTACCCAGCAAGTCGCTCGGCTTGGGGATTAACGCAAGGCACGGGCATATCAATCACGACAGGGAATGGTACAACGACCATTGCTGCAACAGGAACTGTAAGCGCTAGCCCGCAAATTGAATACTTAACAAGTATCTCATCTAATTACTCAGTCGCAAATAATGGTAATGCAATTGGCATAGGGCCAATCACAGTAGCGAGTGGTGTGAGTGTGACTGTCCCTTCAGGGTCAAACTGGACTGTCTTAAAGAGTACGGCGCTGGCAGCGCTTTATTAAACGAGGATTATATGTCTGCTTTAATTATCAAAGGCAATACATCGGGGGCAGGGTCACTGACACTGCAATCAGCCAATACAGCATCAACCACGACGCTGACGCTTCCTGCAACGGACGGTAGTCCAAACCAAGCCATTACAACGGATGGTTCAGGCAACCTGACGTTTTCGTCAGTTGTTGTCACAAGCTCAGCTAATACGTTTACCGCTGCACAAACATTTCGAGCAGCTAATGCGGTTAGGTCTGAAGCAGCAAGTACCCAAGATGCGATTGTCTTAGCAGGCAGAGCGGGTGGCACGAGTTCTTATGCAGTAACACTGACACCGGCTACGCTAAGCGCCAGCAGAACAGTAACGCTACCTGATGGCGGTGGTAACTACACGCTTGGTTATATAAACGCTCCTCAATCAACAAACACAACGGTAGCGGCAAGCGATTCAGGTAAACATATTTATATAACAGGCGGTTCTACGGCAACGCTTACGGTAAACACTAATGCAACTACTCCAATCGACACTGGAACAACCATTCTTGTAGTGAATAACAATTCAGGCAACCTAACAATTTCTGGTGCTGGTGTGACGTTTCAGTTAGCCAACGGTGCAACAGGCAACAGAACGGTGGCAACAAAGGGCATGGCTACCTTGCTTAAAGTTGACACCGATACTTGGTATGTCTCTGGCGCAGGAGTGACCTGATATGTCTGGCGCATTAAGTGCAATGATTGCTGCGGCGTTTGCCGGTGGTGGAGCGCCGCCCGTTGTCTCCGACCCCTATTTTGAATACACCACGCTATTGCTTCCCGGCAACGGAACCAACGGCGCACAGAACAACACGTTCTTAGATAGCTCTACCAATAACTTCACCATCACAAGAAACGGCCACACCACACAAGGCACTTTCTCACCGTTCTCGCAGACGGGGTGGGGGAATTATTTTGATGGATCTAGTTATTTAACAGTTGCAGCTTCAGCAAATAATGACTTTGGTAGCAATAATTTTACGCTTGAATATTTTTGGTATGTAACAAATACCTCTGCTAGGCAATGGATGATTGCCGCTAATACTGACTATTGGTTTGGAGTTGATTACAACTATAGTTTAGCTGGAAGTAATAAATTAAGCATTTATGCTAGTTCTACTGGAAGCAGTTGGGATATTTACAATGGCGATAGCTCGTCCGCGAATGGTGTTAGTACAGGTGTCCCAACCCCAAATTTTTGGAATCATATAGCAGTAACACGCTCCGGAAATAATTGGGCAATGTTTCTAAATGGCAATAGAGTATGGACCGGCACAAGTTCAAGCGGAATTGTAAGCCGATCTTCCCAACAAAAAATTATTGGTGGTTGGGCGGGAGGTGCAACTTATAGAGTCTATGGATATGTTTCTAATTTTAGACAGGTAGTTGGCACAGCGGTTTATGATCCTACGCAAACTACAATAACCGTACCAACCGCTCAATTAGCAGCAATTGCAAATACCAAACTTTTAACTTGCCAATCAAATAGATTTATTGATAATAGTACCAGCCCATTAACTATTGGTATATCCGGCTCTCCCTCCGTACAAGCCTTCTCACCCTTCAACCCCAGTGCTAGCTGGTCTGCTGCTACTTATGGTGGGTCAGGGTATTTCGATGGGAACAACGATTATTTGACTACGCCGAGTACAACGGCTGTTGCTTTCTCCGGTGATTGGACGATTGAGATGTGGTATTACCCAATATCATTGGTTGCAAACGCTGGTATTTGGGCTTTTAATGATGATAAAGATAATTTAGATGCTTCATCAAGCGGAAATGGAATTACTTATTACAATGGATCAACGCTAACAACTTTTACAGGTATATCCTTAACTGCATTAACGTGGCAGCATATTGCTATTGTAAATTCAGGTGGTACTGTACGTGCTTATATTAACGGCGTGCAGTCAACGAATTCTGCAAGTGGGGTATCAACATCGTCAGCAAGATTGATGTACATCCTATCTAATAGACTAGGAAGTAATTTACTTAATGCGTATGTATCATCTTTGCGTATAGTCAAAGGCACTGCTGTCTACACAGGCGCGTTTACTCCCCCATCTCTTGCCCCATTAACCACCGCAGGCTCAACCTCAGCCGCAGCCTACCCCAGCACCACCAACGTCAATACTAGTTTTGCATCCTCTGCCACCTCCCTCCTCCTCAACTACACCAACGCTGGTATTTACGATGCCACAAGCAAGAATGATCTGGAGACGGTGGCAGATGCGAAGATAAGTACGGCGATCTCTGCTAAGTGGGGCAGCGGATGTATGTACTTTGATGGGACGGGGGACGGATTGATTGCCCCTAAAAATGTATTGTATGAAATTGGCAGCGGAGATTGGACATGGGAAACGTGGGCTTATAGTTCGTCTTATTCAGCAACACAAATCTTTACTGCATTTGAGGCGGTTGCAACCGGTTATTCGAATCAAAGCTGGGTGATATACGCATCTGCTGGGAAGATGGGTATTGAAATCTCCAATGGATCATCTGCGGCTCTTTCATTCACTACAAGCGCAAACATCCCAACAAACGCGTGGACACACTTAGCTATAACTAGGTCGGGAAGTACATGGAGAATGTTCATCAATGGGACGCTTGACGCAACGACTGGCTCCTACTCAGGTACTCCAAATGTGCCTGCGAGTGCATTGCTAGGAATCGGTTTTGGTCCGGGAAGGCTTCCGTTTACCGGCTACCTACAAGACGTTCGCATCACCAAAGGCTACGCTCGTTATACAACTAGCTTCACTGCACCAACAGCAGCCTTCCCAACCCTTTAGGAATAGATATGTACTGGACTAAAAACGGGTCTATCCCATCACAAGAAACCGACGGAACAGACGGCTGGCAACAGGCTCCATCGCCTCCTACAGAGATTCCTGAAGGCAAGGAACTTGTCTGGCTCAACTGGGAATGGATCATCCGTGACCCTAAGCCACAAGACCGAGCGGGTTACCAATGGAACTGGCAGCACGATACGCGAAGCTGGGTGGAGGGTGCTTGGAGCACCTATACAACCGAAATACAGCCTCTTGACACCAAGCAGATTGAGGTGATGTCTTCATCTCAAATAAACGTATTCACAACGTCTCAGATTGCATAAGGCTACAATGTGTTTGGTTTTGATCCATTTTCAGCCTCGCCATTTTCGGCGATCAGTGGATCGGCGAATGTATTTGATTCGCAAGCACAAGAATCTGCAACAGGCTCTGACAGCCTAGCATCCATACTTACGGCACAAGCTGCCGTATCAGAAACAGCAACCGCTTCAGATAGTATTGCGTCTCAGGCGGTCTACGATGTCTCCATCAGCGAATCAGCCTCTGCTTCAGATGCAACGGCTGGCGCAACCTTCTTTATTAGCTACCTTGTGGTTGGTGGCGGTGGCGGTGGCGGCTCAGGAAACGGCGCAGGGGGTGGTGGTGGTGGTGTTGTTGAAGCTATTACTTCAGATGCTTTCAGTTTAAACACCTCTTATCAAGTCACCGTAGGTCTTGGTGGCGTTGGTCAAATATACACAAGCCCTTATACAGCGGCGCAAGCTGGCGATAATTCACAATTTGCATCAATTACTGCTTATGGTGGTGGGAGAGGTGGCGGTTATTCTCCGTCGGCTTCTTATACAACGGGCGGCACGGGAGCAAGTGGCGGGGGTGGTTGGAGCTTCTCTGGTACAGGCGGTCCGGGAACACAAGGTTATTCCGGAGGTAATGGATCGGGTGTAGGGCTAGGGCAAGGCGGTGGTGGTGGGGGTGCTGGTGGTCCCGGTGGAAATTCAGTATTTCTTCCTAATTCTGCTGGTGGTGCAGGTGGTACAGGACTTCAATCTACCATAACAGGTTCTTATTATGGCGGTGGTGGTGGGGGTGTACCAACAGGCGCAGGTGGTACTGGTGGAGGGGGAAGTGGTCGCGGATCTTCAACACCTGCTGGTACGGGTGGCACACCTAATACAGGTGGCGGTGCAGGCGGTGGCGGTACATCAACGACTTCAGATGGTAACCAAGGTGGCTCGGGCGTTATTGTCCTCAAGATCCAAGACACCTATGTAGCCAACTTCTCTGGTGGCGTTACCTATACAGAAAGCACATCAGCAGGCTATACCACCTATACAGTTACAGCGGCTAATTCTAGTCAAACGGTTTATTTTTCGACTGTACCGACAAATAATATTATCAATGAATCGGCTACGGCATCGGATAGCATTTCCGCAGGGGCATTAAATAATGTCACTGAGTCAGAATCAGCTACAGCAACGGATTCGATTAGCACCATAGCCGAGCAGTTTGTACAAGTAACAGAATCGGCTACAGCCTCTGATGTGGTGGTTGGTACGCTATTAATGAATAGCGCTGTCACTGAATCAGCCACAGGTACGGATGCTGTTGATGGCATAAGAACCTACCTCACGGACATTGCTGAATCCGCCACAGGTGCAGACGCTACAGCATTAGAGGTCACGTTCGCCGGTGTCATTACTGAATCGGCTACGGGCGCGGATCAGGTCAGTTCTATCCATGACGCTAATGTCTCAATATCTGAAACAGCAACAGGGTCAGATGCGACGCTCGGTGTAAATACATTAAACGCAAGCACATCAGAGTCAGCAACGGCTACTGATAGTTCTTTACCCGGAACGGCTTATGATAAGTCGGTTAGTGAATCGGCAACGGCAGCAGATACGGTAAGCACGGGTAGCGTAATTGAAGGTGCTGTTGCAGAGACCGCGTCAGGTTCAGACAGTACGGATTACTTGCGGATTGCTTCAGGCGAGATCTCAGAAAGCGCCACGGGTGCGGATGCTACAGCAACCATTTACAATCCCAGTGCGTTAATTAGTGAATCATCCTCAGCCGTAGACACGGTCACATCAATATTTAGCGGTACAAGTGATGTCAGTGAATCTGCCTCGGGCGCTGATCAAGTTAGCACAACAGGAATTGCAGATGTAAGCATTAGTGAATCTGCAACAGGATCGGAATCAACAGCAGCGGGTTTCTTATATCTTAAAAGCATTAGTGAATCCGGAACTTCATCAGATGCAACAAGTGCCACGAGATCTTCGTTTGATAATATTGCCGAATCAGCAGCGGCAACTGATGCCACGCAATCACTTGCTAATTTCCTTAGTACAGTTTTAGAAGCAGCACAAGCCTCGGAAACTGTTTTGCCGAGCGGCTTATTTAATGTAGATATATCAGAATCAGCAACTATTGCTGACGAGTCTTTCCAAAGGTTCCTATGGGAGCTGATTAATGATGCTCAAACTGCAAACTGGACGGTGATCCAAACATGACTATTAACCGCACAAGTTTATTAAACCTGCCCTTACCTGTTACTGGAACCGAATCTGGGACATGGGGCGACACCACAAACAACGGGCTAACAGAATATCTTGATACGTCCATTGCCGGAGCTTTGTCGATTACCGCAACTTTAACGCTAGCTAACTCGACGGGAAACTCAACTGGGTCAAACCTAACGTCAACATCGGCGCAATATAGGACTCTGCTTATTCCAGCGGCGGGACCGTCAGCAAACATTGTTATTACGGCGCCATCATCAAACCGCACCTATCATGTGATTAATAGAAACGCAACCTATACCGTACAAGTGCGAGCGGGGGCTGGTACGGGTGTGACTTTAGCCCCAAATCAATCCGCCACAGTAGCTTACAGCGGCACCGATTATGTTTTGGTTGGGCCAGTTGTTTCGCTGAGTTCTTTAGTTAATTCTAAATCAGACAATTACACCGCAACTTTAGAAGATGCAAATAAAATATTGCTACTCACAAGCGGCGCATCAAAAACATTTACTATCCCTTCAAACGCATCCGTAGCATTTCAAGTCGGGACAAAATTGGATTTTGTGAATTTATCAGCTAGTGCTTTAGGGATTGCTATTACATCGGATACCATGTATTTAGCAGGGCCGGGAACTACAGGTTCAAGATTATTGAATCAATATGGTGTCGCAACAGCAACTAAATTAACTTCCACATCGTGGATTATTAACGGAACTAACTTAACATAATGTTTGATTTATTATCAGGCGGTTTACTGGGTTCCATCTTCGGGGGGTTATTTAGGCTCGCCCCTGAGATCCTAAAATTCTTAGACAAAGCTAACGAGCGCAAACATGAACTGTCCATGTTTCAGCTCCAGACAGATCTGGAGAAACTCCGTGGTGAGTTTAGGGTTGAAGAGAAGTACGTTGACCATAGCATCACCCAATTAGACGCAATTAAAGAGGCTTTCCGTGAGCAATCAGAAACTTCAAAATCCGCAGGATGGTTCGTATCTGCAATCTCGGCACTTGTTCGTCCGGGGATTACATGGTGCTTGTTCGGTATGTATGCAGCCGTTAAAGCTTGCGCTATCTATATGGCGTTCTTATCGGATGCACCGTGGTACGAAGTGTTAAAAGCCAACTGGAACGAGGACGACTTTAGTTTGTTTATGATGGTGGTGAGTTTCTACTTCGTTGGTCGCCCCTTGGAAAAATATAGAACACAATGAAAAATTGCTCAAAAAGCAACAGGTTTGAAGCGTGAATGAAGAGGCAAAAGTATTAGCAAGAGATGTACTCATCAAGCCCTTTGAAGGGCTAGCTAGACTTCTGCCTGACGGTCGAGTAACGTCTTACCCCGACCCCGGTACTCGGGGGCATCCTTGGACAATCGGTTGGGGAACTACCGGCCCTGATATTCAGCCGGGTACTATTTGGACGATGCAACAGTGTGTCGATACCCTAGACCATCACATAACCTACTTTTATGTAGGTGTTTGCAAACTTAGTCCGACATTTCTAAATGCTTCTCCCCGACGCATTGCCGCAGTGACTAGCTGGGCTTATAATTGCGGACTAGGAAACTACCGAGTTTCTACCTTCAAAAAACGCATCGACGCGGGAG